ATTAAATTTATCCGCAGAAAGAGGCGGTGACTTTGTAAAGATACCTTTCTACAAAGCAAACTTAACAGGTGATTTTGAAGTTTTAACAGACTCAACATCTTTAACTCCATCAAAAATTACAGCAGATAACCAAATTGCTGCTGTTCTTCACAGAGGTAGAGCTTTCAGTTCAAGAGACTTAGCTTCACTTGCTGTTGGTGGTGGTATTGATCCAATGGCTGCTATTGCTCAGAAGATGGCGGCATACGTCAACAACCAAAAGCAGAAGGATTTATATTCTTGCTTAACTGGTGCATTTGGTTCAATAAACGCAAACGATAGCAACTCAGCTTTATTTGCTTTGACTATTGATTCAGAATCTGGCGATACTCCAACAACTCTAAGTCCAAGACATATTGCAAAGGCAAAGTCTTTACTAGGAGATCAAGGTGGCAAGCTTACAGCAATAGCAATGCACTCCAACGTCTATGGAGACTTGTTAGAGCGTAATATGATTGATCGTATCTACGACAATACTGGCGCACCTGATACATCAGCGACTGCTGGTAGTACAACAAGAGCTTTTGATGGTCCTAATGTTGTTGAAAGCTTTGGTGGGCTACGGATAATCGTAAGCGATGATATCCCTACCACTGGGTCAGGCTCGTCCACTGAGTATTCAACATTCTTCTTTACACAAGGGGCAGTTGTTACAGGTGAGCAAGCACCAATCAGAACACAAACAGATAGAGACATTCTTGCTCTTGAGGAAGCAATGGCAGTGGATCTCCACTACATCTATCATCCAGTAGGTCTTAAGTACGCTGTATCAACAGTTAACCCAAACAGAACAGTTTTGGAAACAGTTGCATCATGGTCGAAAGTGTATGAGACAAAGAATATCGGTATTGTTAGAGCTACTAACGTATCTAATCAGGATTAATCATGCCATCACTATTTGAAGTAACTGCTGGGTCTTTAGTAGGCCCTACAACAGGTGGAACTGTAACTCAGGCCACAAACAAATCAACAGGTGTAACTCTAAATACAGAGTCAGGTCAGATCACAATGAACAATGCACAGCTTGACGCTGGCACAGAAGTATCTTTCACAGTAACTAACAGCAAGATTGCAGCAACAGACGTTGTTGTGGCTTGTCATGGTTCTGCTGGAACTGCTGGTTCATATTTGGTGAATGCAAATGCGATAGCTGCTGGATCTTTTGCAGTAACAGTTTCTAACGTATCTGCTGGAAACCTTAGTGAAGCTATTGTTATAAACTTTGTTGCTCTCAAGGGTGCATCAAGCTAATGGCAATGTTCGCTTTTAGGCGAATGAGGGAACAAAATGAGGCTGCTCAAAAGGCAGCTTCACTTGTTCAAACTCTGGAAAAGCCAAAACCAAAATCTAAGCCCAAAAAGGTAAAACTCAATGGCGATATCACTTGATGCGACTGTTGGTGGTGCAAATGCAAACACCTATATTACTCTTGATGATGCAAACTCATTTATTGAAGGATTAGTCCTTAGTGATGACGCTGCCGCATGGGATGGGTCAAGCAACGATAACAAAAACAGAGCTTTGTTTACAGCAGCCCAAAGGATAGATAGAGAGAAGTTTTTAGGAGCAAGAGTAGATGATACTCAAGCTTTGGAGTGGCCTAGATCAGGAGTAAGGAAACCTGACACATACACCAACTTGTATGGTTTAAGCTTTCCAAATAGATTAGTTGCTGATTATTACCTTGATACTGAAATCCCAGATCGGGTAAAACACGCACAGGTTATCTTGGCTGTATATCTAAATAACAATAGAAATGGATTAGAACTAAGTGGCTTAGAGGATTTTGCTGCTGTAAGTATTGGAAATATAAATGTAACTCCTAGATTTTATGGGGCTACTGGTATTGATCGAATACCACCAATCGTTGACCACTATCTAATGGGTATTAGAATAGGTGGAAGAGCAAACTTATCAATTAAGAGGTCTTAAAGTGAATTACGGCTACCAATACCCAGCAGGGTTAATCATTACAGATACAAATGCCCATACAGGCAGATTTGGCAAGGTGCATTGTTTGACAGATGCTGAAGCAACTCTTGTAGCTGAAAATTTAACGGAGAATGGTTCTTCAACTATTAACGGCATCACAATGAAAGCATCATCTGAAATTGAAGGTGTCATTACAAGCATCACTCTTGCAAGTGGTCAGGTTATAGCATATTCATTATGAGTCTTGCTAATGCACTAAAAAAAGCCGCATCAAAAACTCTGGGTAAACTTGGAGGTGATGTGACTATCAGACAGGTAACAGCAGGGGCATATAACACCACTACTGGAGCTATTACAGAATCTACATCTGATACAACTATCAAAGGTGCATTAAGTAATGTTGCAAGAAATCAAGTAAATGATTTGATTGAATCACAGGATAAGTTGCTTACAATATCTGCTGGTGATCTGACATTTGTTCCTACAACAAAAGATAGAGTAGTTATAAGCAGCGTTGAATTTAAAATTGTTCAAGTTATTACAAATGAACAAAATAATACTGCTGTAAGCTTTGATCTTATTTTGAGGTAATTATGACAAGAAAAATAAGGCTTGACCAAATAGATGATGTGATGAGGGAGGCAGTAGAAAATTTAGTACACGCTACTACTTTTGAGTGGACAAGAAGAGTTAAAAAAGCAACACCAGTTGATACTGGCAGACTAAGATCAGCATGGCAGACAGATGTAAAGCCATTTGAAGGCACGATAATTAATAATGTTGTATATGCAGAACCTGTTTGCTTTGGAACAAATTTACCGCCATCATGGGGTGGTTTTTATAGAACAAGACAAAAAACTGTTGCTGGATTTCCAGCACTTATAGGAAAAGAATTAGAACAATATGCAAGAAGAGAATATGAAAAAATTAAAAGAGGTATCTGATGGCTGCTGTAGATTTAAATACTGTTAGATCAACAATAGAGGCTAGGTTAGCCACAGAGTTAGCATCAAGTCCAGCAATTCCTGTTGTTTTTAGTAACATGACATTTGATTCAACAACTGAAGATACTTTTGTTCAATGTGTTACAAGTTTTGGTGCAAATGAATATTTGACTCAGGGTGATTCAAGTAGTGCAACAAATAATATTGTTGGATTGATACTTTTAAATGTTTTTACAGAAGAGGGTATCGGGGCAGGGTCAAATTTTACAATTTGCAAACGACTTAGGGACTTATATAATAGAATTACAGTTTCTAATGTAATTTTTGATGCACCTGTAGGGCCTGAGATATTTACTTCAAGTCCAGAAGGCAAATTTCAAACGCAAATCAGAATTACGTTTAATATTTATGAAGGTCTGTAAAAATGGAAATTACTGAAAAAATGCTTGATGTTATCGAAGCTGTAAAAGGTAGAAGAGAACCACAATATTGGGACAATCAATGCAGACGTTACATGGAAAAACAAGAATTAATTAAAAAGGCTGTAAAAAAAGCAGAAAAGAGTTAAGATATTTATAAATCTTTCTTTTTATTGTTATGGCTGCTGTAAAAGGTGATGTCGGGCAAGTCAAATTTGATGATGGCGGCTCTTCAGTTAACCCTGTACTTGGTACTAGATCATGGTCTATGTCTATCACCAAAGATTCTCAAGAAACTACTGTTCAAGGTGACACTTTTAAATCTTTTGTAGGTGGACTTATTGAGGGTGAGGGTTCTGCTGAGTTGGTTTATGATAATGCTGCATCAGGTGAAACTGCAACATTTATGGATGGTATATTAACAACAGGTGATGCTGCTACTGCAAGCTTTGAACTTTTCCCAGATAGCTCTAGTGCATCTGCTAAAATTAGTTTTTCTGGTATGATTACCAGTTTTGATTATGGTGCAAGTTTGGGTGACATCCAGACTATAAACATCACATTCAAACCATCTGGAACTATTACTTCAGCTATTTAATTTTTAAAATTCTTCGCATTTATTTATGGCAAACCAAAGAACAGCAGACCTTCTCATTGATGGTTTCAAAGATGAGATGACGACTAGGCGCAAATATGAGTTAAAAGATTCATCAGGCAAAGTCTTGGCAGTTTTATATTTTCCACCAATTACTAGATTTGACAGGCAAAAAGCACAACAGTTAGCTGGAACAGATGAAGCTTTGACAGTTTCTACTCAGTTACTTTGTAAGATGGCACAGAAAGAGGATGGTTCTTTAGCTTTTGATATGTCAGATGCACCCATATTGCAAAGATCACTACCAGAAAAAGTTTTGAATGAACTTGAATTGTTTTTATTTGATATTCAATTAGATCTTGATACTGCAAAAAAAGGCTAAAAGGGGATAACTGGTTAAATTTCGAGTTTTTCCTAGCAACAGAACTTGGCAAGACATTACAAGAATTAAGAAACAGCCTTACAGAAGAAGAGCTAATATATTGGGCTGCATATTATGAAGTTAAAAATGATAGAGAAAAACAGCTAACTAATCGTCAAAAAGCAAATAGGAGGTAATATATAATAAAGACTTTTTTTATTTGTGGCACAGGCTAATGTAAAACTTACTGTAGATGCCACTAATGCGACTCAAGCATTAAAGGGTGTACAAAATCAAACTAATCAATTACAAAAAGCATTTGGTGGCCTAAAAACGGCATTACTTGGGATTGGATTTGTTGCTGTAGCAAAAAATATAGTATCTACCACAGTTGAATATCAAAAACTTGAACAGAGATTAAAAGTTTTAACTGCAACAAATGGTCAATATGCACAATCTGTTGAACTTGCAAGACAAGCACAAGTTAAATTTGGTCTTAGTGGAACTGAAGCTCTTGAAGCTGTAACAAACCTACAAGCAAGGCTTGGAAGTTTGGGTGTTTCTATGGAAGATATGACAGCAATATTTAATGGCTTTAATACAGCAGCAATATTGTCTGGAGCATCTACACAAGAACAAGTTGGAGCAATGAGACAGTTAATACAGGCTTTAGGTTCTGGTGTTTTGCGTGGTGATGAATTTAATAGTATTGCAGAGCAAATGTCTGCTGTACAAGAACCTATTGCAAGACAATTGGGTATAAATGTAGATCAACTTAGAGAATTTGCACATCAGGGAAAAATTACAAAAGAAATTGTTATTGAAGCTTTTAAAGAAATAGAAAAAAGTGGATCAAAAGCATTAAAAGAATTAATTAAAAATGATCCTTCGATGACATTTAAAGTTTTAAATAATTCATTAGAACAATTATCAATAGAGCTAGGTAAGATTTTTGTCCCAGCCGTTTTAGATGGTGTTTCGGCTTTGTCTGCTTTGATCAGAGTAGTTAGTAACTTTATAGAATCTGATGCTGGTAAAACAGCTTTAATATTGTCAGGAATAGCATTAGGTGTTAAAGGTATATCGGTTGCTTATGCGTCTGCTCAAATTGCTCTTACTAGCTTGGCATTTAATTTAAGTCATATTGGTGTTCAAGCATTAATCGCACAACAAGGATTAACAGGATATTCAGCATCACTTTTACTTGCATCAAAAGGCACAACAACTCTTACTATTGCTACTGGTGCATTAACAATTGCTTTAAAAGCATTGCCAATAATAGCCCTTGCAGGTGGATTTGCTATTTTAACTAATGCAATAATTTCAAGTATTAATAAACAAAAAGAATTTAATAGAATAATGGAGGAGGGTTCATCAGAAGAACTCCAAAAACAGTTAGATAGTACGCTTGAATCATATGTAAGATTTTCGGATGAATTAGAAAGAATACAAGAAGAAGGTAATTTCTTTGAGAAACTTTTTGAACCAGATTTCATATTTGAAATAGAAAGACTTGGCAAAAAAATAAGCGAAATTGCTGGTCAATTGATAAAAGTTCAAGACGAAGAAAGGGAGGGTCTTTTCAATAAGGAGGTAGACAATCTAAAAGATGTTAATAAGAAATTAAAGGATAGAAAGGAATTATTAGAACTTGGAACAGAAGAAGAAAGAGAAGCTTTAGAGCTTCAAAGAAAAGTTGACGAACTGAAAACTAAATTTGCTGGGATGGATATAGAAGAACTTGAAAATCTTATAAAAGATAATAAAGAATTAGAAAAGAAAATAGAAAATTTAGAAAAAGCAGAAGAAGCTGCAAAAGCATTGGATAGGAAATTTGAGCAAATAGGTGAAAGCATAGAGGATGGAATAGTTCAAAACCTTGCTGATGCTGTAGAAGGTACACAAACATTAGCAGAAGCAGCCGTTAACGTATTGAATCAACTGAAACGTAAATTAATTGAAGTAGCCATACAAAATGCAATTTCTGGTTTGAATATAGGTGGTGAAGTCGGTGACTTTTTTAAGGATGTATTTAAGGCAGAAGGAGGCCCAGTTAATCGTGGAAGGCCATATATAGTTGGAGAAAGAGGGCCAGAAATGTTTGTTCCAAATACATCAGGTTCAATTGTGCCAAATAATAGTTTGGGTGGAGGTGGTGCTTCAGTTGTTAATAATATTTCAGTTAGCGTAGATGCCTCAGGATCTGCTGTTAGTGGTTCAGACGCTAGTGCAAGTGAATTAGGACAGCAGATTGCAATTGCGATACAATCAGAATTAATTAATCAAAAACGTGCTGGAGGTTTATTAGCTAGATAAATGGCAACTTTTCCCTCAATTAGTCCAACTTACGGAACAAGAAAAAGAAGCTCACCTAATATAAGGACAACTTCTCTGGGTGATGGATATGAGTTTAGGGCATTGTTTGGCTTGCCTCTAACTCAAGATCCAAAAGTTTATGATTTAACCTTTGTTGTATCTGAAACTCAGGCTGATGTTATAGAAGGATTTTTAAGAAGTAGAGTAAATGATCAGGCAAGTTTTACATTCACCCCACCAGCAGAAGGAAGTACACAGACAGGGACTTATTCGCAGTCAGGAACTACCAATACAATTACAATCACAAATCATGGTCTTGCTATTGGTGATGTCGTGACTATTGATTACACTTCAACTGCAAGTGGTTCTCCTACAGATGGAGATTTTGCAATAGCTACGACTGCTGACCAAAACACATTTACTGTCACAGCAGCTTCCTCTGCAACTGATAGCGGTAATGTTTCTGTAACTTTATCTGGTGCTGGTCAATATGTTTGTCAGTCTTGGACAAAAACTATTACATACAACAATAGAGCAACATTAAATTGCACATTCAGAGAAGTATTTGAACCATAATGGCAATTCCCACAGCAGAACTGCAATCACTTTCAAATAAATCAATTATTGAACTCTATTCAATTACCTTAGTTTCTGCACTTCATGGCTCAACTGATGTAACTAGGTTTCATTCTGGTGTAGGCATGAACAGCAATGCAAACATAATTTGGCAGGGTAATACATATACAAAGTTCCCTGTTATAGCACAGGGTTTTGAATATACAGGTCGAGGAAGTTTACCAAGACCAACTTTAACAGTCTCAAATGTTTTAGGAACTATTACAGCTTTAATGGCAACAGCAAATGCAACAACACCATTTAACGATCTACAGGGTGCGAAATTGATTCGTCATAGAACAATGGCACAGTTTTTAGATGCGGCAAACTTCCCTTCAAATCAAAACCCCTTTGGAACTCCATCAAGTACAACAGAGCTACCACAAGAAATTTATTTTATTGATAAAAAAAATATAGAAAATAGAGAGGTTGTAGTATTTGAGTGTGTTTCTGCTTTGGATCTTGAGAATATTCGTGCGCCAAAGAGACAAGTTACAAGAAAAGATTTTCCATCTGTCGGTACTTTTATATGAGTTGGAAATATAAAGCTGTTGAATATGCTGTTCAATGCCTTCCAAAAGAGTCTTGTGGTTTGTTAGCCATAATCAAGGGTAAGGAAACTTTTTGGCCTTGTGAGAACCTATCAGAAGCACCTGACGAATACTTTGTAATGTGTCCCGACTCATGGGCTGAGTGTGAGGATCAAGGAGAGCTTATTGGTATTGTTCATTCTCATACTCATGGATCTGCACTACCATCTGATGCTGACAAAGCATCTTGTGAGCATTTGGGTTTGCCTTTTTATATTTATAGTGTTGAGCATAAAGATTGGCATTGTTTTGAACCGAGTGGATATAAGTCTGGACTCTTTGGGAGGACATGGATCTGGGGAAAACATGATTGCTGGTCTTTAATTACTGATTATTTTTTAGAAAAAAAACAAATAAAATTGAAATTCTGGCCTAGACCTAAAAGCTTAAAAGTGTTTGCAAATGATCCATATTTTGAAAAAGTATTAAATGGTTCTGGATTTGAAGAAGTAAACAAAGATGATATACAGGAAAATGATGTTTTATTGATGGAAGGGGCAGAGGAAAAACTTAATCATGTTGCTTTATATATTGGAAATCAAACTATTTTCCATCACAACATAAAACAGTTGAGTTGCAGAGAGATATATGATTTAAAATATATACAAGCCACAAAAAAAGTTTTTAGATATGCAGCTTAGAAAACTTACAGTTTACGGAAGGCTCAGACAATTTTTAGGTCAATCACATTTTGAAGTTGCTGTTAATAATCCTAGACAGGCTTTTGCTTTTTTGATTGCAAACTTTCCAGAGGTAGAAAATCATATGTGCAATCAGTTGTATAAGATAAAAATGGGAAATCTTGAAATAACAGAGGATTTGTTAGAAATAAAAGGTGATGGTGATATTAAAATTATTCCTATTGCTGTTGGTGCTAAAGGAATTGCTATAGGTTTATTAGGAACAGGTTTTGCTGCTGAAGTTGGTGCTTTTGTTGGCGGTGGACTTATTGGATCAATTGTAAGTGGTGGATTATCTGTCGTTGGAACATCTTTAATTATTGATGGTGTATCAGAAATTATTACTCCCACTCCAAAAATTCCAAATTTTGACTCTGATTCATTATCGAATAACGACCCAAACGTACAGGCTAACTTTGGTTTTAATTCAATCACTAATACTTCGAGGGCTGGTGTTCCTGTGCCAATAATTTATGGTGAAGTATTTACAGGGTCTGTTGTTATCAGTTCTGGTATTGATACTGTTCAAGTGGAGGGTACAGCAACATAATGGCTACATTCGATCCAGCTTTCACTAATGGATTAATAACTAACCTTACAAATCCAGATTTACCAGCAGACTCATTAGCATCAAAACAGTTTCAAACGCTGATTGATTTAATTTCTGAAGGTATAATCTCAGGATTCCCCTCTGCTACCGGATCTCAAGGTTCAACAGAATACAACACAAGTAGCCTTAAAGACGTATTCCTCAACGGAACTCAAGTTCTACAACAAGCGGCTGGTACAAGCCCAACTGCTGCTGATTTTAATTTTCAAAATATTTCTTTTGAGCCTAGATTTGGAACATCTGATCAAACAGCAATAGCTGGTATTTCTGCGAGTGAATCAGAAACGGCTGTTGGTGTAACAGTTTTAAAAGATACCCCTGTTTCAAGATCAATAACAGATACAAATATTGATGCTGTTAGGGTTACTGTTGCTTTTCCTCAACTGCAAAAATTTGAAGATAATGGAGACATAAATGGAGCAGAAGTAGCCTTAACAATTCAGACTATAGAAAATGATGGCACTACTCAAACAGTAATCACAGACACAGTTAAAGGAAGAGCAGCAAGTACTTATTTTAGAGATTATAAAATTAATTTACCTTCTGGCACAAGCTTTCCTGTAACTATCAGAGTAAATAGAACAACTGATGATAGTACAGAGACAACACTACAAGATAGCTTTCAATGGTCATCATTTACAGAAATAGTAAATGAGTCTAGAGCATATGCTAATTCTGCTCATGTAGCTTTACGTTTTGATGCAGAGACCTTTCCTTCTGTCCCTTCGAGAATGTACAGGGTCAAGGGAACTCTTATCAAGATTCCTCATAATGGTACTGTCAGGGCTGATGGTTCTATTTCTTACTCAGGTACTTTTAACGGCACTTTTAAATCTGATAAAGAATATTCAAATGATCCAGCATGGGTTTTGTATGACTTGTTAACAACATCAAAAGGTTTTGGAGATCATATTGACTCAACTCAATTAGATGTTTACAGTTTTTATTCGGCCTCTGTTTATTGCTCAGAGCAAGTAGATGATATGACAGGAACTGGAAATACTGAGGCAAGGTTTTCAACAAACGTGGTTATCAATACTCAACGTGACGCATTTTCATTGATTAATGATCTGAGTTCAGTAATGAGAGTAATGCCTTTCTATAGTGCAGGTGCAATAAACATATCTCAGGATCGGCCTACTGATCCAAGTTATATTTATAATCTAAGCAATGTAACAACAGAAGGTTTTACATATTCAAATGCCAGTAAATCTACAAAAGCAACTGTTGTTAATGTTGCTTATTTTGACAATGAAACTCAATCAATAGATTATGAAACTGTAGAAGATACATCTTTACAAGCAAAATATGGTGTTGTTGTTCAAGATTTGACAGGGTTTGCTACTACTTCCAGAGGGCAAGCTGCCAGACTCGGAAAATGGTTTTTGTACACACAGTCAAATGAGGCTGAAATCTGCTCATTTAAAACATCTATTGAATCAGGAACAATAGTAAGAGTTGGAACAATAATATCTATTCAAGATCCTATGAGGGCAGGGGTTAGAAGGGGTGGAAGAATAAAAACAGGTGTTTCAACAACACAAATAGTAGTAGATGACTCTAACAATACTGATTTAGTTACCTCTGACTCAGCAACACTATCTGTCATATTGTCAGACGGCACTCTTGAAACAAAAACAATATCAACTATTTCTGGAACAACAATCACAGTTTCTTCAGCTTTTTCATCTGTTCCTCTTGCAAACTCTGTCTGGGTAATAGAAAATACATCTTTATCTCTTCAAACTTTCAGAGTTTTCTCAGTAAAAGAAGTAAATCAACTTGAATATCAAATACAGGCTGTTGCTCATAATTCGTCTAAATATAGCTTTGTAGAAGATGGATCTACTTTGCAATCAAAAATTATAACGACTTTAACAGCACTTAAACCATCACCAAGTAATTTACAGGCTACAGAAAAAATTGTTGTTTTAAATAATCGTGCTGTATCAAAATTGTTTATTCAATGGCAACCTGTTTCTGGTGTTACTGAATACATGATTCAATATAGATTTAAAAATGAAAATTTTATATCAGAAAGAATTACAAGATCAGATTTTACAATTTTTGAAACACTTTTAGGATCTTATGAAATAAGAGTTTTCAGCTACAACGCTTTAGGTAAACCAAGCACAAATCCATCAACAATTACAGTCACTACTGAAGGTAAAACAGCATTACCAGCAGATGTGCAGAATGTAAAAATTGAACCTTTATCAGATCAATTTATAAGACTTCGTTTTGATCAATCAACAGATGTTGATGTTTTGCATGGTGGAAACGTGGTTATCCGTAGCTCAAACCTTACTACTGGATCGACTTTTACTAATTCTGTTGATGTTTTACCAGCTTTAAGTGGAAACGTAAGCGAGTCGATTGTACCGAATATTGTTAATGGAACATATCACTTAAAATTTAAAGATGATGGTGGCCGTTTAAGTTCTGGTGATGCCTCTGTCACAATGCTTCAAACAGTACCTAATACATTACCAAAACTTACTGTTTTAGAAGATAGAGAAGATACAGACTCACCACCCTTTGCTGGTACAAAAGTAGATTGTTTCTTTTCAGATGATGTTAATGGTCTTGTTCTTGGTTCATTAGTGACATTAGATGATGAATCAGACTTTGATACTATTGCTGATTTTGATTTTATTGGTGCTGTTGATATTACTGGAGGATCTTATGAGTTTGCTAATACTCTTGATTTAGGAGGAAAACAGCCATTAAGACTACGCAGACATTTTGTTACTCAAGGTTTTTACCCTAATGATTTGATAGATAGAAGAACAGGAAATATTGATACTTGGACTGATTTTGATGCGGCCACAGCATTTGATGTCGGTGCTTCTTTACTTGTAGCCACTACAGATTTAGACCCTGATTTATCGGTTTCAGCTACTTACGGACAGAGTGCCAATACGATTACTATAACCAAGACCTCGCATGGATATTCTGTTGGTGATTTTGTAGTTATTGATTTTACTGCTGGTTCTGCTACTGATGGGAACTATCAAATAGTTTCTGTGCCTAGTTCATCAACATTTACTGTGACTTCAGCTACAAGTGCAACGATTTCAAGCGGAACATCATGTACATATGGAGCAAACTTTAGTCAATTTAATCCTTTTGTTAATGGAACTTATGTTGCTAGAGGGTTTAAATTTAGATGTGAAATGGATTCAAACGACCCAGCACAATCAATAGAAATAGATCAGCTTGGATATACAGCAGAACTAGAGAGCAGAACAGAGACAAGTCTTGGTAATGCAGGGGCATCTGCTGGTGGATTTATTGCCTCTGGTACTTCCACTAAATCAGTTACATTTACAAATAGTTTTTTCACAGGTCAATCTGGTACAAGCATTGCAGCAAATTCAGTATTACCATCAATCGGTATAACTATTGAAAACGGACAGTCAGGAGATTTCTTTGCCTTATCAAATATCAGTTCGACAGGTTTTGACATAGACATAAAGAACGGATCAAGTCATGTTAATAGAAATTTTAAATACGCTGCAACAGGATTTGGGCGTGGTAGTTAATTTTAAAGTAGGATATACTTAGATAAAAAAAATTAGGTTAGACAATGGCTCAACATGATTACGTTATAGATAACTCCACTGGAGCTAACGTCAGGGCTGATATCAATAACGCATTACTAGCAATATCTTCAAATAACTCTGGATCATCAGCACCATCTACAAACTACGCAAGTCAGTTTTTTGCTAATACAAACACAAGTATTATGCAGCTAAGAAATACCTCTAATAATGCTCATGTAAATTTATTTACGCTTGCTGGTGGGCCAGCTTTTGCTGTTGACGGAACAATAAACTCTATAAATATAGGTAAAGGTGCAAACTCTGTTGCTGGTAATACTGTTCTTGGCGAAAGTGCTTTAGATGCTTCTGTTTCTGGTGGAGACAATACAGCAATTGGAATTAATACACTTACAGCTTTAACTTCTGGAGATGGTAATGTCGCAGTTGGACATGATTCTCTTAAAAGTGTTACTACTGGTTCACGAAATGTTGCCATAGGGTCTTTAGCCTTAGATGCTCTTACTACTGGTTCAAATTTAACTGCGGTAGGTACAAGTGCATTAACAGCAAATACAAGTGGAACTGGTAATGTTGCAGTGGGCTATAACAGTTTAGATGTAAATACCACAGGGTC